TTCCGTAAGAAACCTTCTCGGAACGATTGTAGGCATCAACAATATCATTAAGTTGAAAACCGTTCTTTGCTAATGGGCTGTCTGTATCTGCAAGAATGTTGTAAGTTGATAATGGTCGGGCAATAGCGTGTGACCAAGCAATTTCTACAGGTTCAGAAGCAATAAGAATTGGGTCAAGTAATGCGCCTACAGCGGTTGCGTCTTCTTTAGAACCAAGTTTCTGTGAGATAGCCTTTTTGGTTAAAGCCTCAGCATTAAGACCGCCACCCTGCTGTTTAACTTCAGGTGAAACTTCATAGTCTCTAAAGGTTTCCATTGAACCCGATTGGATTTGTGAGCCAGCACCAAATAGTCCACCAACATATTGGTTAGCAATACCTTGTACAAGGTCTGCTGGTATTGCCGCTACAGATTCACCTAAACGACCAGCCCAGTCGGTGAAGTTGTCCCAAATATTGTTATTGTCTTCAACAGGTTTAATATTAACTGGACCTTTGCCCATGCCTGAATTTTTTTCACTTTGTAACATTACTTGGTTCACCCACCTTTCGCCCAGTTATCTCAAACAAAAACTTGTCACGTTCATCTGTGTCAGCCCAGTCAGCCATAGCCAAACCAAAAGCAACAGGTGCTTTGTCGTAGCCTAAATGGTTAACGAAAGTATTAAAGTTATCAAAAAAAGTATTTTTATCCCAAGCAGATTTCACTGATTGAAACCTTCTAGGTAAGAAACAAAACGTTTAAACGATTGCGGTGCATTAGGTAGCAATGCAACATCTTGCAGTGAACGTAAATATTTTGTTTTAAAATCAACCATTTCAGCATTAGGGTCAAATGCTGGTTTAATAGAGTTAGCACCAGGACCAAAAGGCATACCTTGTGTGACAGGTTCGCTAGGTCGTTGTGTAGGTTCCATTAATCCAGCAACTTTAGGGACAGCCATTTGTGGACTAGGAGTAGGATTACCTGCTAGTGGTGCACCCTGTTGCTGTTCCATAATAGCCTTCGATTCTCCATACTTACCTGTGCGGATTTCTTTCATTGCTTGCTTAGAACCAGCACCACCATCAGTGCGGCGAGAAAGAGCACCAGGACCCGATACAGGTGCAGGATTATTAGGCTTACGGTATCCACCTTTAGCCATTGTTCACGCCCTTTCTGACGACCTGGATCTTTCCACCAGTATTAATATCAAACTTCATAGCAATACTTACCGCTGTTTCAGGAGTCATACCTGCATACATAGCGCCAAGACCGAAAGGTCCACCGCTACCAATGCCGTACAATCCGTGTGAAGAACACAAGACTGTGTAATCGTCACAAATGTAAAACAGTCGGTTTGCTACACCAACAATAAAATTAAATGTTTCATCTTCTTTAAGTGTGTAACCAGTTTTTTCGTGCGCTTCTCGCAAAGCGGGAACAAACTTAGTTACCATAAACTTGTACAATTCCGTACCGTCATAAGTTGGCGGAACAAAATCGTAGGAAGCCACATCGCAGTACCGTGCGTTACCCGCACCTGCAATATGGTATTCCCCGTTAACAACAATCTTAACAATGTCGCTATGTGTGAACGGTGTATCATCAACAGTTACCTGTGAATCAGCCGCAAGGACATAGCCCTTCTTGTATTGCTTTCCCAGAATGGTTGTCATTACTGACCGCCAGTAATCATTCCAAGAATTGCGCCAAGATCAGGAGCTTGCTGTGGTGGGGTTGCTCCTGCCGTTGGTTGCTCTACGGGAGCAGAAGCGGTCTGGGTCATCGCTGGCTCAACCATTTGTGGCATCGGTCCAGCAGGAGCAGTTTGTGGGGCAACCTGTGGTTCAGGTTGCGGTTCAGGAGTAAACGCTTCTTGAACTGCCTGTTCAATGCTTACACCCTTTTTACGCATTTCAATAACCATAGCAATTTGTTTTACAATGGCTGAAGGATCTTGTCCTTGTGTAACCATTTGTGGAATTGCTTGTGCCATTGCTGCAAAACTTCCAGAAAGTTGATCACGCATACGTTCAACTTCAATGTCCTTTTGGACTTGCGAAACGTTCATAGACCAAGGTAGTTCTCGCATAACCCAGTCACGGGAGATAAGACCTGCACCTAGAGCTTGTAGTGAGAAGATCAAAGCACGGGAAGGATCAAGACCTGACATAAGACCGTAGCGAACTTGGATACTGTAGTCAGATTTAATATCTTTAGTTGGATCGTATTCAAACTCGTAGGCCGCACCTTGGTAAACGCCAGATGCTTTCTTTCTGCCAGGGAATTGTGTTTCATCCATTTCAAAACATAATGAAAGGACTTCTTCAAACACGTCAGCCAAAATCATTTGGCCAGCTTTAACTTGGGTGTCAAAGCCACCAAGCAAAGCCTGTACACCTTGACCGGTAATAACGCTTGCATCGATCTGACCTGAACGGCCTTCAGGATACCGTGCGCCCATACGCATTTCTTGTTCCAGAACTTGCTGTTCTGTAAACGCACCAGTTGGTAGTTCCAAACCTACACGGCGAATAGCCTGTGGGTTAGATGAACGTAGAACCGCATCAGGACCGAAAGCTAGTTCTTGCACATCCATAGGCAACGCTAATGGTGCTTGAACAGATTTCTCTGCCGCTTCCATAGCTAGTGTTGCAAAACGGGCACGTGCCAACTGCACCCACAGAATGTCATCAAACTGACCACGTGGGTTATCAGGATCGATACCTGGTTTACGTGCAACACGCACCATAACTTTACCCATTGGGTTTTCCGCTTGCAGTAGTGGAAGGTTGTCACGGTCTGGCAGGAACAATAGGATCTGATCTGCATCTTCGTAACGGATTAACTCTAAGTTGGCGTTCCAGTTAACTGCATCACGGCCATTAGGTCCGATGATGATGTGTTCGTATTCGGGAAACTCTACACAGAGTTCACGAATTGTTTTCATATATCGCTTGACATATGCCACGACTCTCCCGTGGCGGTCGAATTCAGGGTAAGCACCCATTGGGTTGTCCACACGAATTCGTGGCATATTGCTGTCAAGGTCTGGTTCTACGACAATCGGTAGAAAGCCGTAGGTTAGATACCAATCTGCACCCGTATACATTTGGGTTTCCAAATTGGAAAATTGGATATAGTTGTTTGCAATCATTGTACGCTTATCAGAGAAAGCCTTGGCTCGATCTGTGGCGGTAGCAACAGAGTTGCAGTTGAAAGAAGGTAGTGGGGCAAGAACTTCGGCGATGTCACGGGCAGCAACGTCAACGAAGTTAGCAATCATAGGTTTGCTAACGCCTTCTGGGAAGAACTCTGGATAGACAGATGACATTTCTCCTTTACGTACAGAGAAAATGTCGTTCATACGGGAATCACGTTCCGAGTGGCGTACCTTTAACGCAGCTACACGGTCAGCGACCTGTGTGAGTGACAATACCATTTGTTATCCTAAAGATAGTGATTAAATTGTTCGTGAGCCAACTCATCTAAGTTGACCACGCCACGTGTACTTGCATTGGCTCTAGTTGTCCAACGATTTTGTAAGTGTGTTGTGCGGTGCATACCTTGTGCTACAAGTTCTCTAGCTCTAATTTCGCAGCACCAAAGAGCCATAACAAGGTCAGTAGGGTTACGTGTGTCAGGTTTCCAAGTGATCAACTGGTTAATCAACGCTTTGATGTGTTCATTGCGTTCGTGATCTGGCATTTCTAACAGCGCATCGCCATTGTGTTTACCGTCTTTAACGGTACCAAACAAGCCTGACATAGCGGCAACACCGAAACTGGTGTCCCACTTGTTCTTACCTGTGAAGTGTTCACGCAACTGTGTACCTTGCGAAGCAAGCCAGTTACGTAAATCTTCGTCAAGAGAGAAAGCCTTCTGGAAGGCGTTGATCTCAATACGCACTTCAAACGGGTTATAGCGTAAAACCCATTCTTCAATTAAAGCACGAATCTTTTGTGGCGTAGGATCGCTCATATTGTAGGCATCTAAAATCATACGCTTACCGGTGAGCCGA